TACGGCGAGACAAGAGCGTATGCGGCAGAGAGAGGTAATCGTGACACCGCCAAGAAGGAACGACTAAGAACACGATTAGCAAAGAGCTTTGGCGTCGATAAAGTAGCTTATGACATAAAGAGTTTCACCAATGATGAGTACAACAGAGAAGCAGAAGTGAGTGTACCACAAATCTATGACGCAAATTTCGCAAGTTTCGTGGCGATTCCGGATTCGGACCATGTAGAAGTTACTAAAAGAGTGGCTCAGTACGAAAAGATAATGGAACCTTTACAGTATTGTCCTAATCCAGTAGACACCGTAGCAGGAGTTAGCGAAATATTAGCAACAAGATTTCCTAGTAGTAGCGATTACAACGATACGCATTCAGGCTTCACACATAGAGAATTTCCGGAAGTATCTAATGACGTGAGAATAAAGGAACCTAAGCACTTCAAGACTATGGCGTTAGGAGAAGAAACAACCAATAGGTATTGGAGGTTTATGGCCCCAAATTTTGGGAGGAGAACGACCATGGCACCTGATAATATATTATACACGCTGATAAAGAGATTCGGAACCAATAAGAAGAAGTACGAAATGAGTGACTCTGATATGACTAATAAACTAAGACAGTCCTTCAATATGCTAGTACCTAACAAAACGAGAATACAAGCTGATGATCTCAGCAATGCATATGCTGAACAAGTTCGCAGAATTAAGCTGAAAGGAGATAAAGTAAATGCTGCAGAGTTCAACAACACGTATGCTGATAGATCGAAAATCACTTTATTCAATAAACCACAGAAAAAAGTAAAGATGGCCGAAGAATCCTACTTGCAACATGATAATGGAACTTTGAAAGCAGGACAACCTGTGTCGGCCCAACCTAAATTTATAACGCATTTGATGGGTGTTATAATTACAGTATTAGAAAAGAATATAAGGAAAGACTTTAGACCTGACGTTATGTTCGGGTATGGATATTCCAAGAAGCAGATAGGCGAAGAAATAAGAAAAAGATTACATGGATTAGAAGAACATGTATGCTTTGAATCGGATATTAGTGAGATGGATTCGGTTAGGGATGGACCGATAAATGACGGATTCATGAGCTATGTTTATGAAAGTTATGGTATCGATGAGACACTAACTAAATGGTTGCAAGCAAATAATGATTTTTGGGCCGCTGATGCAGAAACTATTAGAATGTCAGTTCAAGGCATGTTTCAGAGTGGGAGAGCGGATACATTATTTTCTAATTCACTGGTTAATCTAACATTATGCAACATGTGTTTCGATATCACAGAACCCAAA